GTGTAAGTGAGGACAAGTGTTTTGAACTTGGTGGAAAGCTGCCTGAATGCGTTAGTGATGTATGTCAATGGGTATATGATAAACGAAAGCGAAAAGTGATAGTAAAGCTTGATCAATACGATACTTGGTCTGTCTATTCAACTCTCTCTTATATCATAGTTCCATTACTTAAGCAACTTAAAAAAGAGCAGCATGGTTATCCTTCCGAATTTTGCGACGAACAAGAGTACTCACCACAGCACTCATTTGTGGGGGAAGGATTTCAACTAGAAGAAAATTCTGGCGCAAAGGAATGGGATAAAGTCCTGGACAAAATGATCTGGGCATTCGAACAGACCATTGATGATGGCTGGGAGAGTCAATATTATACAGGAGAATTTGATTATAGATGGGAGGACACATCAGATGAAGATCTTTCTGAATTAGTAAAAGGGCCGAATCATACCAGTGTTTGTGATCATGTCGGTCTGAAAAAACATCATGAACAGATGCAAGAAGGATTTGATTTGTTTGGAAAACACTATCAATCACTTTGGGATTAAATGAATAATTATAAAAGCAGAAGCAAAGTTATACCGCACTGGCGGTCAAATTGTCAAAAAGGACCTGATCATATCGGGAACCACGGCCAAAAAGGTCTCAAGTCGTGGCCTGCTGGTCGCTGTGGTACATAATAAATTAAGGGCGCGGCGCCTTTTTGTTATAAATAATATTATCCTAACTTACAAATTATCAGAGAGATCATGAAATCATTTAAAGAGTTTGACGAAGCAACAAAGTCCAAATTTAGCAAGGGTGATGTTGTAACTGTAAAAAATGCAAATAAATACGACTCTTTGTCTCCAAAAACACTGAAAGGTGTTGTAGATATGGTTAACCCTAACGGCACAATTAATGTAAGTGTCAAAAACGGTTCTATGAGTGTTGATGCAAAAGATCTTTTGAAAGAAGCCAAGACTTCCTATGAGATATATCATGACTCTATGAGCAATGCATTTACAGAAGTCGAAAAGGAATTAAAGAAAACCGGCTTTGCTATCGAAGATGAATCTCGATGGAATGATGTTGCAACAGGTCCTGCAAAGCCAGGCCGTGGAAAGACAAATAGATACACCTTAACTCTTGTTGATAAAAATGGCAAGGAATCAAAGAAAAAACTACACATACAAATCTACAACAGAGAAAGCAAAAGCAAAACATTCGAACTAAACATGTATGTAAATTAATATGTTATCCTTTAAAAATCATATAGTGGAGCAACAAGAACTCCAAGAAAAACTTCTGCTAATCAACAAAGGCGCTCGATACGGTCAGATTGTTATACTTGCCGGTGGCGCCGGTTGTTTCTCGGCAGATACTCTGGTACATACTGAATCGGGCCATACACCAATTTCAGATATAAAAGAAGGTGATTTGGTTTGGACTACAAATGAAGATACAGGAAACGAAGAACTTAAAGAAGTTGAAGACACCCACTCTTTCGAAGCTAATCCAGAGCCTATGTTAGAATTAGAGTTCGATAATGGCGAAATAGTTAAGTGCACTGCAAATCACGAGTTCTTTATTGAAGGTGAATGGGTACAAGCAAAGGATATACCAATAGCATAATAAACGCAATACCAACACCACCTGCCAAAAGGTTTAGTTGATTTTGGAATAAATTTAGACAAACGTTTAGCATGTGAATCACAATTTCCGCAATATAAATATAAATATATGACGGAAATGGAACTAAATATAGATAAAGCAATGATGGTGGAAGATATACGATTGGGAAATGTTGTTATAGACACAGGCAAGGCCCATCGAGTATGAATGACGACACAAAAAATGGTTAAGATTTTTAGAAAAGGCTGAATATTTAAAAGACCGAGGTCATTTTCCAGAATTGACCCTTACCGAACTTACCGAGAAATTGGAAAAAACAGATGAAATTAATAAGAAGAAGTGAAATAACTAAGGAAGTAGTTCACGATCTGAGCATATCGGGCAATCACAACTATCATGTCACAAAGCAAAATATGTTAGTTCATAACTCTGGTAAAGGGTTTGCCGCAAAGAATTTTATTAACTCTCAGGATTATAAAGTTCGTGATGTTGATGAATGGAAAATGACGTTCCTTAAAATCGATAAGTTAAAAAAGAAATATCCAGAGATACGTGGCCTCAATTTAAAGAAACCTGAAGACGTTTTTAAACTACACAAGTTTGTAGACGAAAAAGGAATCAAAGATAAAACTCTGTCTAATATGATTGGCGCCATGCAGAATAAAGAAATATTGCCAAACATCATGTTTGACGTTACTCTAAAAGATCTAAAGCAAATTGATAAAACTTTACCTAGAATGTATGATGCGGGATATAATCCTAACAATGTACATTTGGTTTGGATATTAACAGATTATAAGATAGCGATTAAACAGAATGCATCCAGAGAAAGAGTAGTACCTTCAGATATTATGTTCGAAACTCATGAAGGCGCGGCCAAGACTATGTGGGATATTGTAGATAAAAATAAGATACCCGTTGGTCTGAATGGCGGCATTCACGTTGTATTAAACAACCAAAAGAATACTATATTCTTCAAGACTTCTGATGGAAAAGATTATAGATCAAATGGTGATAAACCTACAGACTCTATTCGTGGTACCCAAGCGCGTGGTCGTACAGGATTAGATAAACCTTTCGGTGGCAAGAAGCAGAAAGGTGATATATTTGGTACAATAAAAGATTTTAAATACCTGACCCTCAAAATGCCATCCAAACCCGTAAACAAAATGATTGATATTAAAACTCAATTGTGGGGTTGGATATCTGCAAATATACCAATTGATACCCTTATGGCAAGGAAGTTCGATTAGTACATACCAACCTGCCCCGGCACGACTTAGTTATTATAACACACTTCTATTCACTTGTCAACACCTAATTAATTAAAAATAAGTGTTGACAAGTACCATTATTAATGATATAATGGTTGTATAAATTAATTGAAGAGTGTATATTATGAAAACAGATCACGAAAACCGAATGCTTTCAATTGCAATCGAAATTACTGCTGCTGCTTTCTCTTATGATCTAGATAAAGGCGGTCGACCATATATTCTTCACTGTATTCATGTAATGAACAACATTGGAAAGAAAACAAAAAACGACCCTGAAATGATGCAAATCGCCATCATGCATGACTTGATCGAAGACAAACCCGAATGGACATTTGATAGATTGCAGCGCACGGGTTTTAGTGACAGAGTTATTGCTGGAATTGAGTCGATGACTCATTTACCAGACGAAGATTATGATCAATACATTAATAGAATCGCCGTAAATGAGGACGCGGTAATGGTAAAATTAATTGATCTGAAACATAACATGGACCCAACTCGTATGAAAGGTTTGCGTGGAAAAGACTTTGCTCGGATTGAAAAATATCATCATGCCTTTGCTTATTTGGCAACTTTAACTTTTGCGTAATTTATGATATGAACAAACACAAGATAACTGTATTAAAGTTTAAGCTGGTGTTGGTTGTGACCTTCTTGGTGTTAATCGGCATTTTGCACTACTGTATAAAATTGAAATGAGAAATTAATAATGACATTTAAAACAAATCCTTGGGATTTCATAGTACATCTTCAGAGCGACAATGGTAAAACTTTTAAACAGAATGCCATCCGCGTCGAAGCTGAAGCAGGAAATGACGAATTGTTTGCAGGGTTTAATTTAGCAATGAATCCTCTTATCACGTTTGGAGTTAAAAAAATTCCTTGGTCTACACAATCATTTGATTCACCTACGTTACCATGGGATGACTTTACTAATTTAACAGATGACCTCGAATCTAGAAGGTTGACGGGACATGCAGCAAGAGATGCGATAATCGAAGTTATGCAAAAGTCTGGCAAAGATCAATGGGACTTCTGGTATCGCCATATTCTTATTCAGGATATGAGATCAGGATTTACTGAATCCACAGTCAACAAGGCAGTAAAAGAGGCGGGTATGCTAACAGAATATGGTATTCCTGTTTTTGCTTGTATGCTTGCTCATGATAGTGCAAAACACGAAAAGAAAGTTGTAGGTAAAAAGCAAATAGAAATCAAGCTCGATGGAGTTAGAGTTCTGACTGTAATCAAGGCCAACAAAGGTGGTATCATCCAAACCACTCGCAATGGCCGTGAATTGCTTAATTTTGGCCACACGAAGACGGAATTGTCGGCACTAGATTTTCCTGTTGATATGGTACTTGACGGTGAAATTATGTCGAGCAACTTTCAAGACCTGATGACTCAAGTCAATAGACAAAGTGATGTGGATGCTGGTGATGCTGTGCTTCACGTATTTGATATATTGCCCTTGGATGAATTTCTTGCTGGAAAAAGTCTATTAAAACAAGCCGAACGCTCCGTTGTTGTAGAATCATATAACAAATCATATCTATTCAAACACATTAGATTTTTATCTAGTGAAGTGGTTGATCTTGATACTGACGCAGGTCGGGCAAGATATAAAGAAATTAATAAACAAGCAATCGAGGGTGGATATGAAGGAATCATGCTTAAAGACCCAGAATCATTTTATGAATGTAAACGGTCTTCAAGTTGGTTGAAATTAAAACCATTCATAACGCTTGACTTGAAGGTGATAAAGCTAGAAGAAGGCGAAGGAAAATATAAAGGCACCCTTGGTGCACTTGTATGCAGTGGTGTTGAAGATGGTAAAGAGATCTTGGTTAGTGTTGGGTCAGGGTTGACTGACGAGACTCGCGATCTTATATGGAATAGCGATAACCCTGTTGGTGTCGTAGAGATAAAAGCAGACGCCATCACTCAGTCTAGAGATAAAGACACTTATAGTTTAAGATTTCCGCGATTCGTCCGATTCCGCGGCTTTGATGAACAGGAGAAAATGTAATGAATAAACAAGATTTAACAATTGAAGAAAAAATGCTACATATGTTCGAGGTTGTACATGGAAAAATGTCAAGGGGTATCAACGCTATATATGTAGCCCAGGATGATGATGATGATGATAGTCCTAAGGAAGATACTATCTTTGTGATGAAAGACGAATGTGTAGCTTGGAGTGTTACTAAAAGCGACTTGTTTTTTGATTATCTGACAAGAAACTTGAATATGTGGGAAATCAAACATGGCGAAGAAAGACAAGGTGGTGTATCGCAATGATCATAGGCATAACTTTTAGCACCTTTGATCTTTTTCATGCAGGTCACGTTTCCATGTTACACGAAGCAAAACAAAAATGTGATTATCTAATTGTAGGATTACAGTCAGACCCGACTATCGACAGGCCTCAAAAGAATGCACCTATTCAGTCTTTGTTTGAAAGATATGTGCAATTAAAAGGGTGTCGGTACGTTGATGAGATCGTGCCGTACACACGTGAGACCGATCTTGAAGATATAATGCTCACATATGATATACACAAGAGATTTATTGGCGAAGAGTATAAAATGACAAATTTCACAGGTAAGTCGATTTGTGGTAAGAGAGACATCGAAATCGTGTACAACCAACGAAAGCACTCTTTTAGCACTACTAATTTGAGAGAACGCGTAGTTGAACGATATATTGGCGATGTTGTTGACATTACACCATAGTTGTGGTATAATACACGTACTAAATAATTAAGTAGGAAGTCATTAAATGGGTATGATGTGTTCGTGGTTTGGCCATAAAGTTGATCGAAAAAACGTTCATCGTCGGGTACGAGGCACTTACACTTTCTTTGACATAAAATCAAATTACCACAGTGAACGGTACAGTAGATGTTTGCGCTGTCATGTAGATATTTCATATATACGTTACTTCGATATCTGGAAAACTGAATCAGAAATAGAAAGTGCGAACCTGCGTGAGTTTATTGGTGCTAATTATAAGAAGATTGAGAAAAAAATTTATGTCAACAGAAAATTATACAGACGAACAATATCTTATTATGGAAGAAGAAAATGATTCGTGGTATTCAGAACATATGTACGAAAGCGCCATGGAATGGGACTACTGGCACCAAGAGGAAATGTCCAAGATGGATCTTGTAAACAACCCCGAGCCTGAACCCGAAGACATTTATGAAATACTGTCTAGAGGTCATTATGACAGCGAGGATTATAGATGAATATATTAAACAGATATGCATTTTGTGTGGTGGATACAGTCAAGTTTCATAAGCATCCTTATTGTTCTATTTGGTATGGCATCTTTATGATGTTTATGATCTTTAATGCAATAGAGGGAATGATCGAAATCCTAATATGGGGTGCGCCATTTCAACACAGTTGGGACTATGTTTTTCTGGCTGCATTCATTTTGTCTGGTGTGTGGATATCCGTATTGCACCATGAATACCAAAAAATGAGAAATAAATCTTGATACAGAGCAAATTTGTATCGTTGGTGGAAACTTGTCTAAATACGATCATTGGATTTGTAATAGGGTTTATCTCATGGCCTGTGATTGCGTCAATAACAGGCATGAACTTTACATCTAATCAACATTGGGCCATTGTTACATTTTTTACTGTAATCAGTATTGCTCGTGGTTATATTGTTAGACGATGGTTCAATAATCATTTAAACTACGTGGCAACAAGGTTGGAATACTACAAGATACAATTCTTTAGTTATTGGGAATCTTAAAAGTTATAAATAGCTAAATGAAATCCTTTAAAAACTTTAACGAAGAAATAACTCAAGATCAACTTAATCAGGTAGAGAAGTTTGCCGACAAGTTGTTTAAAAAGGCAAACATCGATGTATCTTTTACACGACATTTCGCCGACAGAATGAATGATGAGAGAAATGGAAAACCCATTACTGCTGCAGAGTTAATAAGTCTGTTCAGAAAAGCTTGGAAAAAAATGGGAAAATCTATGGCAGACTTTCCAGACAATTTCGAGGCAGTTATTAATGATGTTGCAAACGATGTAAACATACCGTTTGTCATAAACGCACGTCCAAAAGATAAAGAGATGGTCACAAAGACTATCATGAGAAAGAAAGACTTTAAGTCTAACGACCCTAAAATTAAGGTATGATATGAAAACATTTAAATTTTTTAGAGAACAAGATTGCTGGGACGGCTATAAGAAAGACGGTAAGCAGGACGGTACTGGAAAGAACAAAGGTAAGATGGTTAATAAATGTGTCAAAGAAGATGATTTTGAGCCGCACATGATGTATGACCCTAAGACAGGAAAAAGCAAAATGGCAAAGGTTAAAGCAGATCATCTAAAAATGAAAGATATGGGTTGGTCTCACGAAGCACCAAAATAAAGGTTGACAAAGGTGTAAAAACCTGTTATAATAACTATATATTAAATAATAAAACGTATAAATAAACATATGAAAACATTAATTTTAAAACTAGAACAACTCTTAAAACACGAGAAATTGTGTAGCGGGGATGCATTGTCTTAAAGAAAGTAACAAACTTATAATAAGAGACAACGTTAACCCGCCATAGAAATATCGCGGGTTTTTTTATGGGTAGAATATATTTTGGGGTGTGATAGGTGTAATTGGAAGCATGCATGACTGTGACTCATGAGGGTTGGGTTCGAAACCCAGATTACACCCCAAAATATATTAAAAGAATTATACATCTGTCTGCTAACTGGAATAGGCAACTTGACTTTCAATCAGGGAAATGCGGGTTCGATCCCCGTCAGATGTACCAAATAAGAGAATAGTATGATGGTTATATGGAAAACAATGCCCGTTATGATTAAGGTCAAAATGCAACATCTTCGTAAGATGGGTAAAGGTAAACTTGCCAATAGTCATATTATGGATAATGGCGAGGTGCCAGTTGCTGTATTTAATGAGATCACTAATTTGATGATGGGAGTTGATAATAACCGCGGGACTGCTTACGCTTGCCGCAACCGTCTACGATATAGAAAAAGAAAAACAACTTAATAAGTTGAGGATTTAATGCGAGGGTGGCTAATGAGAATTGGCAGATCTACTGGTTTTAGAAACCAGGCCTTTGAGGGTTCGAGTCCCTCTCCTCGTACCAAAATGCGTGAACGCTACACGATAACAAAGCGGACCTGGGTCCATAATATAAAGGGCAATTATCCCGGACTTTTAATCCGGTTATCAGAGTTCGAATCTCTGTGGACCCACCATTTTACGTCTCTATGGATTACCGGTTAGATCACTTGGCTTTCACCCAAGAGTAGGGGGTTCGATTCCCCCTAGAGACACCAAATTAATCTGACTTAGGTTAGAATAATACCACCATACCCCAATTGGCAGAGGGGACTGTTTCAAAAGTAGTTAATGTCTCGGTTCGAATCCGAGTGGTGGTACCAAATTATGCGTCGGTGGTCCAATTGGCAGAGGCGCTGGACTTAAAATCCAGATGTTGCGGGTTCGACTCCCGCTCGACGTACCATTTTAAACAGGAAACAGGAAATATTATGAATATCAAAGACATGGTCAAGAACAAGCAAGTAACCTTCCAATATTACAGAGAAGGGGAATTGTGGTACTCTACTGCTTGTGGTTTTAATTTCCCAGTACCTATTGCTGATGTGGGCGGCGCTTCATTAATGGCCTCAGATCGGGCCATTATGTTTATGAGGTGGATCAGAAAGCACATTACTATGCTGCAGTCCGCAAAGCAAGCAGAGATATCGTGAATATCGAGCCAGACATAAATTTCAATATACCTGCACAAAAACTTGAGGTTGTGGGTTTGACATTAACCAAAGATGCATCACAATTTATCAAATGGGAGATTGATAACCGTGGAATCGAGACTATAGGAGTTCGATTTGGTGTAGAAGGTGCTGGTTGTGGTGGTTATCAATATCTGGTTGAATTCGTGGAGACGCCTGATGAATATGATTACAAGTTCACGGATGCTCATGACGGCGTGTCTATATTTGTTGATAAGAAATCTATATTGTTTATCGATGGAATGGAAGTTGACTACGTTAAGAAACTATTCGAGTCTGGCTTGACATTTAACAATCCACTGGCAGGACAGGCATGTGGATGTGGTGAATCATTTAGTTTAAAATAAATTTAGATTAAGCACAAAACTTGTATATATAATACATAACCAAAATTAATGAGCAAAATGACTTCCCTAAGACAACAGTTTATATCGATTCAATATCCGACGATCAATGATCGCGGCAATTGGGCGAGCATGGCCGATATTGGCTTGGGGAAAGTATAACTTGATATAAAAACCATATTCAAGAATACCAAACCCCAACTCTTCACAGATTGGGGTTTTTTTTGGACTGAATAAATTAAAAATAAAGGTTGACATAGGCACAAAATCCTGTTATAATAAATGTATAGGAAATGAGAAATTATTCTCGATTAGCTCAAAGGTAGAGCATTCGGCTGATAACCGAACGACGGTGGATCGTTACCATCATTGAGAACCAAATTATATCGATATAACCATAAGTTCTAACTAAACTGAAATTAGTTGTTGACATATTGCCGGGACTATGGTATAATACATGTATAGAAATTGAGAAATATTATGATACAGAATAAATTCAAATCCAAGGTAACTAAATTGTTATTAAAATGGGGAAACAATGAGAATGATGTAGCAAAAATGCTTGATAATAATTATGAATATGCTGTAAAGACGTACAGTCAAGCTAAACCCGCTTCCATCGCTGATATCATTAGTTCACTACGATAAGTACTGAATCTAATTATAAGAATATTGCAATTAGTTGTTGACACAGGTACTAAATCCTGTTATAATGAATGTATAGGAAATTGGGAATTTGTAAATGCTGATCAAGAATCAAGAATTAAGAATTCCTTTAGTTGAAAAATAGAAAAATATAGAAGAAGACGACATAAGATATGGTTAAGGCCTGCAAATCAGGCCTTAATTTTCTTTATAATTATAACGATATAACAATTAATTATAAAGAAAATTAAGAAAAAAGATTGACAAGTTCGAAAAACCATGTTATAATACATGTATAAGAAATAAGAAATACATCGGGGTGTTCCTCTGATGAATGATCTTCAATAAATTAGAATATACAAAGCGGTGATTCGCTAACTATTTGATGATAGAATCACCGCGAGGATATGATTGGTGCGAGTGCTCAGTTGCTGGGCAGCCAATCAGATGCCTTTATTAATCTTTCATAGGAGGAACGGGATGAAAAATCCAGTGGCAAAACATGCTCGTACTTATAACAAGTCTGTTGTAATGCGTGACAAGAAAAAAGATTATACTCGAAAGGGTAAGTCAAATTTTAAGAAAACAATCAAAGATTACTTTTTAATGGTAATAACGCTGCATATGGTTTGCAGATCACCATCAAAAAGTATTCTTACGATTCAACTGAGATGTCAGTGCTGCAGCAACAATTTTTATAAACTTTCTTTGAGTTCGAACTCTTGATCGTAGAAAAAAAATTGTAAATCATCTAAGGAGGAACTCAGCTGCCTTATAAAAAAATACGGTTGAGCCAATTTATTCCAAACGGGCCCTCTAGGTGGGGGCATTGCACTGTTAATGCAAGCGTGCTAGGATCGTAGCCTAGGTTTGGAGCCAATTTTTAAAACAGTAACAACAGCAATGTTACTGTGCAATTTAATGTTCCCGTAGTCTAATTGGATAGGCACGTTGCAATAAGTCGATATAAGGTAACGTGTATATTACATGATAACAAATAATGCGTGTATGGTAAAACTGGAAATCACACGATTCTTCTAAAGTCAAGTTCAGGGTTCGAGTCCTATCGGGAATGCCAAAACGCCCCTAAAGCATAAAAGGTGATGCACCGGTTTTGTAATCCGGATAAGTTGGTTCGATTCCGACTAGGGGCTCCAATTACGCGTCTTAGGCAGTTGTGGTCAATGCGCTGGTTTGAAGAACCAGATAACGAGGTTCGATTCCTCGAGGACGCACCAAATTTAGAATATTGTGTCAGGGTGTAGGTTAGCTTGGTAAGTCACGTTTATAGAGCATTTAGTCCGGGCGTAGCTGAGCTTGGTTTAGTACCGCGTTTGGAACGCGGAGACGCTGGTTCGAATCCAGCCGTCCTGACTAAATGCTTTAGATGGATGGTTCGAGTCCAACCATCCTGACAGAATATTTTAAATTAAGACCCTTTAGCTCAATCGGGAGAGCGCCACCCTGTCAAGGTGGAGGCAACGAGATCAAAACTCGTAAGGGTCGCCAACATGTAGATGCTACCACTTTGTACAAGGTGATCAGCAAGGCGAATGGAAAGTTTGCCGCCAATTTATAGAGAGTACAATGTTAAGTCCCTATACGGGAATCATAGTCAGGTTCAAGTCCTGCGCTCTCGACCTTTTTAACGCGGAACGCAACGGTTGCATTCCAGGCTCATAACCTGTGAAGCAGAGGTTCAAGTCCTCTTTCCGCTACCAAATATGCACGACAGATGAAGTAGAGAAAAGCCGTCGAGGTGCGGCAGGGATGATGCTGATATATCGTTAAAGCCCATTTGTTATCGCCCTCTGTCTGTCGTGTGTTTTATTTTTGCAGGTAAGCTCGAGGTGAGTCGCCGGCCTTCCAAGCCGTGCTGAGTGGATTTCGATTATCCCTACCTGCTCCCTTGAGTCGAAGTCAAGACTCGAAATATTATAAATAGATGTATGGAAATAAAATACACTGTTTATAAGATTTCAAATCAAATCAATGGCAAGTTCTATATTGGAACACATAAGACCAAAAATTTGAACGACAATTATATGGGTTCTGGAAAATACTTAAAATACGCTCAGGACAAACATGGATTAGACAAATTCACAAAAGAAATCTTATTCGTTTATGACAACCCAGAGGAAATGTTTAACAAGGAATCTGAAATTGTTAATCTTGATTTCATTGCTGAATCTAATACCTATAACCTAAAATTAGGTGGTTCTGGTGGATGGGACTATATCAACTCTAATGAGAAATTGAGAAAACTTAAAAATCAAAAGGCAATGCGCATAGCTAATGAAAATGGGGCATCAGAAAAAGCTAATGCCCGACATTATAAGACTCAAGCTATATATAAAGAATCTCCTAAGATATGTGAATATTGTCATGATGCTATATCTTATAAAAAACGAAAGAACAAATATTGTAGTTCTAGTTGTGCCGCAACGGTGACCAATGCAACTAGAACATTGAAAAGAAACAAAGGTAGTGACACCCATTAGGAAGGGTACGCGGCTGTAACCCGCAGGTATGCTAGTCATTGAGGGTTCGAATCCTTCCACTACCACCAAATTCTTAGAGATCCGGTTCGAGTCCGGCATGTGGTGTAATATGGAACACGCGATAGAATAAAGGTTCGGCTACCTTCTTAAAAGGTCCACCAAATTTGGGGAATCTGTATGGGATAGACTTGACATTTGCAATGTCGATGGATCGGATCGTTACCGATATTCTCCACCAATTTTACGGCAGATGACCCAGCTGATGACGGGTGCGAATTGCAAATTCGTTATTGAAGAGTTTGATTCTCTTATTTGCCTCCAATATTGGCTCGGCCGCTGGGCGGTGACGACACTCCAAACGTTGTCTTGTAAGGTTCAATTCCTTATCGGGTCGCCATTTTCGGAAGATGATCTAGTCTGGTGACTAGGATTGTTTGCTAAACAAATCGCACCAGAAATGTGTGTCTGATTCAATTTCAGCGTCTTCCTCCACTTTTATGGTGGGCGGTCAGGGACCAATCAGAGTTCATATCTCAGATCAGTTAGGTTCGATACCTAGGCTCACCACCATCAATGCCAGCGCATGGTTTGCTAGGATATTATTGTCAAGGCGTCACTTTGATATCCAATACGAGGTTCAATCCCTCGGCTGGTACAGCTTAACTGGGAAAGCAACAAACTCATAATTTGGAGAGAGAGGGATCGTGACCCTCTCGGCCCACCAATTAAAGTCGATTAGCTGAGGGGATTAGCACAGGTTTTACATGCCTGAGACGTTGGTTCAATTCCAACATTGACTACCAAAAATGGAAGGTACCGTGCTGGGCACAAATTGGGTTTGAACCCCAAGGGATCGTTTATAGCGTTCGGGGATCGTTACCTCTACCTTCTTCCAAATTACATCTACTGAATATAGTAGAAAATCTTGTTATAACACACTGTTTAGCATAATAATTTCTGTGATTAGTGCACTATGACACAGCAATAATGCAATGGGTCCTTAACCCAGTTAATCAGGCACGATCCTGAGACAGTTTTAAATTATGGATTGATCCGCTGGGTAGGCCGGCAAACGGTGTTGAATACCGTGGTGACGTTAGTAGCGTTAGGGGTTCGACTCCTCATCTTTCCGCCAATTTATAGGAAACGAAATGTCTAATAGAAGCGGTAAACATAGAAAGTTCCGAGACAAATTGAAGGCAGGTAAAATATGCCCTCATTGCTTGTCCGGTAATCTAACCAATTGTGACCAGAAAAACAAAGAAGACCATAGGCATCACGTCCACTGCAATAAATGCAAATTCGAAAATTATTAAATTATGCTCTCGGCAACTGGATGCAACTCGGCCTACGAAGCTGGGAATTTATAGGTTCGAGTCCTATCGGGAGCGCCAAATTGTATATTCTAATTATAGGCGTGTAGTGTAGTAGGAAACACGGCAGATTTTGAATCTGCTATCCTAGGTTCGAACCCTAGCATGCCCACCAATTCCCCCATATAACTATCAGTTATATCGATATAACAACTAAGTTGTTGACACAACCCCCACCTTATGATATAATACACGTATTGAAATTGAGAAACAAATTAAATTATGAATATATTTTATCTTAGCAATGATTACGAGATTGCTGCAGCAATGCATTGTGACAAACATTGTGTTAAAATGATTCTTGAATATGCACAGATGTTATCAACTGCCCATCGTATACTCGACGAAGGTACAGAATTATCAACTGATCTATATAAAATCGCTCATAAAAACCACCCATCAACTATATGGGTGCGAGAAAACAAGCAACAATATATGTACATGTATAACTTGTTTCAATCCCTTTCGGAGCAATACACGGCACGTTACGGCAAGGTACATTTGTCTTGGAGAAAATTAGGTACCTTGCTTGGAAAATTACCGAAAGGTATTCCAGATGCAGGTTGGCGCGAACCGCCACAGTGTATGCCAGATTACTGCAAAGGTACTTCTGCTGTCGATGCATACCGTAAGTATTATGTCGAAGAAAAAAGTTACTTCGCTGCATGGAAATTTAATACAGTGCCTGTTTGGTATACGGCAGGTCTCAACAAAAATAATATAGGAAAGGAGTTACAATAATGAAAGTTTTAACTGGCCGCGGCCATGTAGTAAAGGCTTGGTGTGATGGTGTTGATTTTGCGGAAAACACAAAAGAACAATTAATGAACCTTGCTGATATGCCATTCATACACAAATGGATTGCGTCTATGCCTGATGCCCACTTAGGTAAAGGTTGCGCTATAGGAACAGTTCTGGCCACCAAAAAAGCGATTATCCCGTCTGCAGTTGGCGTTGACCTTGGCTGCGGCATGCAAGCCGTTAAAACGTCTTTAACTGCGTCTGACTTGCCTTTTAACCTAAAATCGATGAGATTAGACATTGAAGCGGTGATTCCTGTAGGACAAGGGAAACATAACGTCCAGAAATTACCCAAGGAAGTTATCGATACTTGGAATAAACATTTAAGTTCAGGCTTTGATAATTTGCGTGAATTTGCCCCTGTCGAGAAGACAAACAATATTGCTCATCTAGGCACCTTGGGTGGTGGAAATCATTTCATCGAAGTGTGTATCGAGAAAGCAGACAATTCGGTGTGGGTAATGCTACATTCAGGTAGTCGTGGTGTGGGTAATGCTATTGGCAGATACTTTATTGAGAAAGCAAAGTTGGAAATGGAGAAGTATTTTATTTCTTTGCCAGACGAGGACTTGGCATATTTACCAGAAAACTCGACCTACTTCGATCAATATATCGAAGCCGTTGACTGGGCACAAGAATTCGCGAAGATGAATCGTGCTTTGATGATGAAAAATGTTTTAGAAGTGCTTGAAAAACATACACAACCTTTTACGGTAGATGAGTTGACTGTTGACTGTCATCATAACTATGTACAGAAAGAAAACCATTACAACGAAAATGTGTGGGTTACTCGAAAGGGTGCGGTTTCTGCTAAGAAAGGGCAATATGGTATCATTCCAAGTAGCATGGGACAGAGATCATTCATAGTTAAAGGCTTGGGAAACAAGGAATCTTTCCACAGTTGTAGTCATGGCGCCGGTCGGGTTATGTCCAGAACCCAAGCGAAGAAATTAGTAACTATGCAGCAACACGAAGAAGCAGTTCGTGGTGTGGAGTGTAGAATAGACGAAGGTATTATAGACGAGACTCCAAGTGCGTATAAACCTATCGATGATGTAATGGCAGCTCAGGCCGATTTGGTAGAGATTGTACATGAAATTAAACAAGTGCTTTGTGTAAAGGGTTAATACTATGGGAACGTATGAAATAACATTCAGAACCCGTAAATTAGACGGAACGGGTCGACAATACGGAACCAGAGCAAGTGGGGATGCATCCATCGAGGATATGTTGGATTTAGCAGAAGACTTGTGTGGAGAAGATTACGAGGACATTTGTTCTATCGTAATAACAGATATTATATTAGACGTTTTCAATTAAAAGAGACAAATTAGATGATTAAAATTTTTAAATATGAGTTAACAAATCGCAAAACTGAATTAAAATTGCCCATCGGTGCTGAGATATTGACAGCTTCTATAGAAAATGATCGTTTTGTGTTATGGGCCAAGATCGATACCAGTGCATATACAGAGATAAGACATTTTGATGTGATATTTACAGGAGAGGAAATACCCTACATTATGGGTGTTGAACACAAATACATGACCACAGCATATATCGATAGCGGCCTAGTACTTCATTTATTTGAAGTTATTGGTTGACATTACACAAAGATTATGATACAATAGTTATATAAGAAATTAAGGTTGACTATATTATGGCATCAATTACGGTATTAGAAGAAATCACTGATTGGGAATACCCAGGCGGTATGTATCATGTCAATGATAGCGGTGCTCTTGTAGGGTACCAGCCGCCAAATGGTGAATATAAAGAGTTCATCAATCCGATGAAGAGATTCAGCAAGTCCCGCCGTAAGTTCAGAACTTTGTGTAGTCGAAATGATGCTTCTGCCCCTGCTGTACCAGAAGGTATCACTTGGGTTGTCCAAGGCAGCAAAGGCACTAATTATGTTGTGTCTGATGTTGAAGGAAAATTATCATGCACTTGCCCTGGATTTAAATTTCGGCGCAAATGCAAACATATAGAGAAAAATAATGGATGATGAACTAATAGAAATATCCTATGTGATGAAAATTCACTCTGGTGCGACATCCAACAACGTTTTGTGGCGAGACAAAAAGAACCGTGGATTCTGAGTTACCTAGTCGAGGTGCAGACCCAATTTTTAAAAGTTTTTATTAAATCAAGTTTGGTATTTTATTATGAATGAAGATTATTACGCAGGAAAAGGATGTAAATGCTTTGCATATAGTAGCAGTGAGTGTTGTTGCAACGTTGATTGGACAGATCCTGAAATTTACATTCTACGGGCAAAGGTTGCAGAGCTTGAAGAATGGAAATATGTGGTTGACGAGGCGTTAGTTATATCTCATCTAGGTACGGCTGATTCGTGCGGTACACCAAAAGAAGCGTTAAACAAATTGCTTGTGTGGTCTGAGGGTGTCGGCGCGCATTTTGCGATATAATTAAAAATTATAACAATATAACTACAAGTTCTAAATATGTTGTTGACATTACATCATAGTTGTGGTATAATACATCTATAAATTAATTGAAGAGACTAAATTATGATGATTTCAGAAATTATTGCCAAATTAGAAACCGACTTGCTTTTATATGGAGATTTAAAGGCGTCAACATTCGACGCCGATGCTTGTTGTTATGTAGACTTTGAACCAAAACATATATTAATTGCCGACAACTCAGAAGAAAACACTCTGGTTCTTGGTGGATAATACACAGGATTAAATTATGAATACAAAAGAATGGTTAGCACAAGTAGCGTATATCAAACCCTATAATATTTGCGATGAAGACATGGATTGCTACTTTAGCAATTTTGACGAGTCTTATATTACTCACGTTGGTATGGAAGATCAGGTTGAGATTCTTGCAAAGCTTGAAATCACAGAACAATTGACACATGGTGTTGGGTATAGTCCTCTACAAAAAGAATGGTTTGGTTGGAGTCATCGTGCACTGAACGGCTTTAAAGTTGGGTCTACTTGCGTAAAAGGTGATTGTCATTATATAGCAAATAATCCAGAGGACGACAAACAAGCCGCTATTGATTTTTGGAAGGATGAATACCACATTAACGTCAGATGCGATGGCATCGTTGAAGAGCAAGGCGAAAAATGTTACGATATCAAGTGGGAGTATACGAACACTACTCCAAACTTAAGTCTTCATAACACTATTGGCGGTTGTTTGCATCGTATATCAGATCTAGGGCGAGGTGAATGGGTAGCAAAAACTATGGAAGATGCCAAACAAATGGCCATAGACTTTAAAGAAGGTGTGTCATAAGCAGAACGAAGAAACGAGGCAAAAAGTTATATAACTGCACTTGACGAACTTCTTATATCGATATAACAACTAATTATAACAAAGTTGTTGACATTATAATAAGTCTATGATATAATACATCTATAAATTAATTGAAGAGACTAAATTATGTTATCAAGAAATGATTATCTAAACAGAAAATGCAATCACCGCGAATATTATGCTCAATTTGTCACAGAGGAAACTCGAAATCGTGTGCTGCAACGATTTTCCATCGAATTGTTGCTTAAAAGTGATGACCAATATTTTAATGATATAACATCGGTCAAACATTGGGATGCGATAGCCTATCCTTCTTCTTCTACTGTAGCCTTGTTAAGATTAGCTGGTGACGGCCCGACATTGTCTGGTTTGGTTTGTATCATGAAAGAAGCCGCGAGACAATTAGTAGACAATTCTCCTGCTGATTATGCAATCGTATAACAACTAATTCTAACGATATAACAACTAATTATAACTAAACTGAAATTAGTTGTTGACATTATACCCCAACCATGGTATAATATATGTATAAATTAATTGAAGAGACTAAAAATATGTACAATCCTGCTTTCCAAACTACTGACTCAAACGGCGGCCGTTACTCTGAATTCTGTATGGACAACCTGAAGTCAGGTGGACTAGGTTCATTGATATCACACTCTAAAGAAATCACTGTTGAATATAAATTTGCAAAGGTTCATACCTTGCTTAAGGGTCGTTACTCTCTTGTAACAAACGAGATGATGAATGATCTAGATCTTGATCCGAATGAAGAAATCGAATTTGGCGGTGCCGATGGTTTTAAATGTATTCGTGCTCGCGGTGTTGAATATCGCGAAAAGAAAAACGCTATCGTAGTCGTATAATATGTTATTCAAGGTCCGTAAATATGACATTGATTATCAAGGAGATTATGAAATACTAACTCTCCAAGAGTTCTTTGATATGTATCCCGACGATTTTGTTATGACAACATCTGAAGGTGTTAGAAAATTTATGACGCATCTTGAGATTGGAGACATGATCGGTCTTGAATATAATCATTATATCAATCTTAGAATTCGACGAATAAAAGATATATCCACTAAAGAGATTAAATTATGAGTTTATTAGAAATTTTGCTTCCGTATATTATCAACATTGTTGTTCTGTTGGTTTTCTTTTCACTGGTGCCTGTAATTATCGCCACTTTGATCAGATCGATTATTCACGACCGTGGGTATAAACTTAACATTTATCATTGGTTAGGTGCATTTGCAACTGCATTATGTTACACAGCGATGAATTCTCTATGAGCACATATTTTGCAAAGACAGCAATAATCATAAACACTCGCAATGATAAAGCGGTTGAGGCAGAGGTGGATAATGTAAAGGTGGGTGAATCATTAAATGCATTCATTGCACATAACAAAATTCATATGCGGTGGAATGGTAAAACTTATGTCGGCAATATTGCTGGTATGGAATTCACCACCGAAGGCCCTCAAGAATTCAATACAGGAGTTAAACATAATGGGTAATGTAAAGATTCGATTATCCAAAGACCGAATACCTGCATTGAGAGAACATCCCAACAATCACACAAACGAAGTGACAAAAATAATAACAATAGATGGCAAAGTGCCGTATCTGAATAGACATTTCAAATAAAGATTGACAATTGATGCTATCTGTGTTATAATAGTTACACTACAAACAAATAGGCAATATAATGATAATGACAAGAGAAGAAATGGTGTCTGAACTGAGAAGTTCAAACTGCAAAGTAACATTCACCAAAGTTAATGGGGATCTTCGGGTTATGGAATGTACCTTAAACTCGGATTCAATTCCACCTGCGCCAACTCCCAATATAGCTCCACAAAAGGAAAAGGCGGCGCGCACCGATAAAGTTCTTGCAGTCTATGACGTTGTAGCGGAAGATTGGAGATCCTTTAGGGTTGACAATGTAACTGAATTTTCTACGATGTTACCTGAATGATAGCCGCCGTAGAGGAAAAAATGATCACCAAGAAGAAATTTTCTTCTATGGTCGAACACGAGGTCACAAAAAACAAAATGGGATATATGGATGCTATCCTAATGTTATGTGAAAAGCATGAACTGTATCCCGAGGATGCTAACAAGTTCTTATCTGATATTGTTAAAGATAAACTTGAAGGTGAGGCGGTGCGTTTAAATTACATCAAGGGCGGTAACACATTACCTGTCTAATGGAATCATTTGATGCTTATTCTTATCATAACGCGCTGAAGTTGCATTTTACATCTAAATACGATGCTATCAAGTATCGATTTAAAACTAGTGCAACACAACAGTCTTTTTGGAAAAGAAAAGACAAATATTTCTTTGCAAAGGTTGCGAAGCGCTTTGATGATAAGGAAGAGTTAATCAAATACTATGTGGCCCACTTTGTAAATGATTGCAAGTGGGTTGGTGATATGTTAAATAACGAGGAGGAATATCAAAATTGGTTAAAAGTTAATGAGTCATTGAGTTATAATATCAAGCAAGACTTATATAAGATGGAATCTAAATACACCAACTTCGACACGGTTTTAAGTATGGAAGGTAAAACTTATCCTTCTATTATACATGAATATTTGTCGAAAGAAGTGCTGTTAGAGACGGTAGTTGTTTTAAACAGTCTGACTGGCTTTGTCGATCACGCAAACAAAAAAGTGGTTGATACTATACTCTGGCCAGAATTGTCTGCAAAGATAAAGAACTATACTCCATTCATTATGAGCAAAACATTATCTGAAAAGATAAAAAAAGATATTATTCAAATTTTTTGACTTAACTATATGTTGACAAACGGTGCTGTTTATGTTATAATAGTACTGTTACTCAATTTGTATATATAATACACTATATAATGATACATTGAATAATACACTGTAATACACTGCAATAATAAAATAAAGGTAAATTAAATGTCGTTTAGTAATATGAAAAAGTCTCGTGCTGATGCACTTAAAGCCATGACCGCCGCCGCTGAAAATGTTGGTGGTGGAAAGAAGTCTTATGGAGATGATAACATTTGGAAACCAACTCGAGATAAGTCGGGCAATGGTTACGCGGTTATTCGTTTCCTCCCTGCTGCCGAAGGCGAAGAATTGCCATGGGTGCGTTTTTGGGACCACGGATTTCAAGGACCTACAGGTCAATGGTATATCGAAAACTCTCGTACAACACTAGGTGAAG